ATCCGTAATACTCTACATTCCCTTGCTGTGCTCCTGCGAATATCAACGGGTAGTCATCCTCGGAGGTCGGATTATAACCGCAAAGAGCCGCTATTACGTTTTTCAATGCGTCTCTCACTCCCACGAATCCCGAAAGGGCAACACCTCCGTCTATTTCGGTCGTTGCATCTTTGAAAGCCTCTTTGAGATAATCCAAATCTGTCCGTTCGAGGTCGGCAACATCTTTCAGGCTTCCATCCGAGGCGATGAATTTGATATTGCCTCCGATTTCTCCCAGCAGCAGGTCGAAATATGTTTTGCCGTCGGACGATACGATCTTATCCGTCGTAATCCGACCGGGCAGAATCTCCGAGAACCCGTAGAGCGAAACATAGCTTCGTTCGCCGTCGTATTCGCTGTTCAGAATGCCGACCAGCAGATGATAATACCCTGCGACATCGGTCATCTTGATCGCCCTGTCAGATAGGAGAAAATCGCCCTTTACGGTGGTGTCCGTGCGGCTGACTTTGGCATAGAGATAATATTTCTTTGCTCCGTTGTCGAGGTACGGCGAAAGGTATTCGTTCATCTCCCAAACCTTGTACTCCGAATCGGCATGAGAGGACGAGATCGTGCCGATGCCGAGCGTCATGTGCTGGATGAATCCGTGCGGGATATGCAACTGCTTCGCCGTGTTGTCGTAGGTGATACCGTCGCCTACCGCTGTGAGGTCGGTCTTGCTGGCGACGAACCGGAATTGCAGGCTCTCATCCCCGACGAGCATCATCATCGTCTGCACGGTCAGCGGATTGATAGAGTTCGTGAAGTTGTCGAGCATCGAATCTTCCAACATCGCCATCGTTTCCTTGACATCGCGGAACCGACGCTTGGTATAGCTTACGGCGTTGCGGATGCTGTTATCTGTCGCCACCTCGTTTTGGCCGATCTCCCGAAGTTGCGACGATACGCTCTTGCCTGAAACCGAGTTCGAGATTTCGAGGACGGGAGCATACGGCGAGGTGAGAAATTCCTTGATACCCGTGATGCGGATCGGAATGCCGTCGGGGGCGAACTGCTCATCGGTGAACAGAACATATCCGCCGACTTTCAGCCGCCCGCCGACACGGAGCCAATTCTTTTTCGCCCACAGCCCTTGCAGAGTGCCGGTAAAGGTGAATTTCTGATCTTCGTTCTCATAGAGTTTGCGGGCCGCTTCGCGGAACATATCCCATGATGCCCCAGTCTTATCCGTATTGTTACAGATATAGGAATCCGGCAGCATGATACCGAAAATGGCGTAGGTGTCGCCGACGGCGGGACTGAATGTTTCGTTCGGCATCGTAACCCCGTCGATTTCCTGCGGCACGAGTTCAAAGCGGCGTTCCGAGTGATTGTATTTGAACTCGAACTGCTTGTCGTCGCCCGCGAGCATCCCCTTTTGGAAGATGATCGTCGCCGTCTCGCCCTCGATGACATAATCGTTGAAATTCAGCTCTGCGGGGATGGAATTGTCGATGATGTCGTAGAAATTCTTTCCTGCGTCGATGCACTCGACCGCCGATACTGTTCCCACGCGCGAGGGGTATATCTCGGAGCAATCGAGGCTGTCCTCCTTGACTGCATCGGAAACTTTGTCGATGCGCTCGATGGAATATCCCTCTGCGTCGGATTGATAGATGCGGCCCTCATAAACGAGCGTCTGCGACTTCGGCAACAACAATTCCGCTGAGCCGTATTTTGAGCGGTCGATATTACGATCTCCGCCCTGAACATAGAGCCGTTTGATCGGCAATTCATCGCTCTGCGTGGTGCGCCCGACACCCGGCTCGAAGCCGTTACCCTTGCCGTATGCGAGCGGCAGGGGATCATCCTTGAAATACTCGACTTTATGTAATGAAATCGTATAGTCGTTGATTTCCCACTCGGTCTCGAATTTGTTTGCGACATCCTGCAATGCAGCATCGACGTAGGTGTGGTTGAACTCGACCGTCTGCTCCGCCGCATCGAGGCATTCGCCGACTTTCCAAACTCCGGCTCCGTCGCGCTGGTTGAGATTCCAAACGATAGCTTCGACGAGTTCGTGGGGCTTGGCGCACATCGACCATTTGAGGCGTTTATCGACGGGATTACGCATCTTATACAGGCTCATGTTGTCCTCCAATGTTCCGAGGGTAAGAGTGTATTCGATATTGCGGGTTCCGTTCTTCTTGATGTTTTCCGGCGATCCGAGTTTGTATTTCACGCCTTGATACTCGCACCATGCCCCGACGGGAATTTCGACAAATTCCGATAGGGAGAATTTCAGGACGAGTTGCGGCTTGGACATGAGGGAGCGATAGCGGTAGCTGCTATCGCTCTCCTGTACGTCCAATGTCGTGTTGTTGAAATGCAGGGTCAGCATGATCTGATTTTATTCGATGTTCAGCTCGGCGCAGTCTGCGTCGATTTGGGCTTTCAACGCGGCTCTCGCTGCGAGAAAGTCCTTGTACGAGGCGATCTTCGCCTTTGCCTCGTCGCTCGACTTGGAGCCGCCATATACGCCGAGATTGGCGGCGTTGTACTCGTTGATGAGCTTCTGCTCGTAGTTGGCATCCCACATTGCACGGATGACGGCCTCCGTGATCTTGTTGCTCGATACGGAAGCCCATACGATTACCTCATAGCAGGAATACTGCGTGCGCGAACTTTCGGCGGCGGGCTGATCTTCGCCCTCTGCCATGATCTGCTGCGGTGCGGCCTCTTCCTGAATATCCCAACGGTAGATGTAGCTGCCGTTGCCTACGGCCTCGAATTTAGACGGCCTTGCATCGTAATACGAACGTGTCATAGAATTGTGATTTAATGATGGTTTTGAGTAAATGTTTTGAGTTGGAGACTTTCGCCCATCCGTACCAACTGCATAATCGCTGCTTGTAGTCCCTTGCGCTGATATTGAGTTTCTTATTCAGACGCGCGGCCATGCGGCAGAAATTCTGCTTGATGGATTTGCGCATGAGCGTTTGGTTGTGGTAGAACACGAACCCGACGAAATCGAGGCCGCGCCCGTGCTTGTCCGCCCGGTTCTCGGCAATCGGAAATATCTGCTCGTTGCCTTTCAGCGTCAGTTTCAAGGCCGCGAGATACTTCTTGATGTCGGCCAGCAGGATGTGCAGTTCCTCTTTCGTGGAGGCGAGAAATACCATGTCATCGGCATATCGGAAATAGTACCGCACCCGCTTCTCCTCCTTGATCCAATGGTCGAAGTAGGCAAGCATCAGGTTTGCGAAGTATTGGCTCAAATAGTTGCCGATAGGCACGCCGTCGGTGCTGTCGATGATCGTATCGAGCAGGGCGAGCGTATCCTTGCATTTGATTTTGCGGCGGATGATGGCTTTCAATACGTCGTGGTCTATCGACGGGTAGAACTTCCGGATGTCGATTTTGAGGCAATATCGGGCGTTTTCCCGGTCTTTGATAGCCCTCTTGACATTCCGCATCGCTCCATGAATGCCGCGCCCCTTGATGCAGCTATACGTGTCTTTCGTGAAGACCGAAACCCATATCGGTTCGAGGATATTCATGATCGCATGATGCAGAATGCGGTCGGGGTAATACGGCAATCGAAATATGATCCTCTCTTTCGGCTCATAGATCGTGAACGTGCTGTATTCGGAGTTTTTGAATGTACGATTTTTCAGCGTTTCATGCAGGGCAAGGATATTCGCTTCACGGTTCTTGTCGTGAAGCAAGACGCCATACGAGCGGAGTTTCCCGCGCCTTGCCTTTTCATCGGCGAGGCGGAGGTTATCCAGCGATATGATCTTTTCGTATAAGTTTCCTATGCGCTTCATTTCGACGCTTTGCTTTTCATATTCGGGGCGTTCGGCAGTTCGGGAGGCCCGAAACCGCCTACTAACTCCTTTTTGAGGTGATATTTTTTGCCGAGAGGCAGGGTCGTTGCTCTCAAAATTTATGTTTTTACCTTTCTGAAAATCATTGGCGAGACCTGACATTCGCATTCGTATTCGAGGGCGTGTTATTCGAATTCGCATACGCAAAACCGGCATTCGCGCTGTTATTCGCATTACCGCTGAACAGGACACCGCAAGAGCAACCAACCTTTATACATCCATTACTCCAAATAGTACCGCGTTCCAGATGCCCGCATCGTTACCCGTCGCGGGAATTTGTCCATCTCCCGAATCTTGGCGAGGACATATTTGATTTCCCGCGAATTGGTGAAGAACTTGCATGCGTCGCGGTCGGGGTCGTCCCGATTCATCTTGATCTTGACGAGCGTCCGATCTGATCCGAACTTCGTTTTCACTCCTTCGATGTAGTCGCAGACCCAAAAGGTGAGGTTAATCAACTTCTGCTGCGTTGTTTCGGGGCAGTTAAAATGCTTGTTGGTTTCGTCGGCGGGGATTTTCAGGAAATCCAGCGAACCGTCATCTTCCATCGGATTATGGTTATTCTCCATTGTCGTATCGTTTAATTATTGGCCGAGCGTGTTTTCTGTGGCGTTATCCGTTATGCGGGGATAAAGCAAAGGCGAGACCCGACAGACGCAGACGTACTCGAGGGCGCGCAATACGAATCCGCACACGCAAAACCGGCAGCCGCGCCGTAATGCGCACAACCGCCGAACAGGACACCGCGCAATGCTTCGGCCGTCGGGATGTTGGTATAGTGGTAGTCGCAGAAATAGGTCGAAGAACCGCCTCCTACGACGGAGGGCATGATCTCTCCTCCCTCGCCGAAAATCACCTCTTTGACATATCCCTCTGCGCGGGCCTCGTTGCCTACATGGGCGTAGCCGTCGTAACCGCTATCCGAGAATTTGGCCGGATCGGTGCAGACGAATACCTTGCTCAACCCGTCGCCGCCATTCTCCTCGGTCGGGCTGATCCGGATGTTGATGCCGTCCGTCCATTGCCAAACATGACCGAAAGGATTCTCGACACCCCGATAGCGCGGAACCATGACCGTGCATCGGGTCGATCCGTCCTCATTGATGACGGGGTATGCTACCTCGCCCGTGCCGTTTCCGAGTTCGTCGGTATGGCCGCACGGCACGAACGGATAATAGCCGTTGAACCCGCCCCAATCGGACATGTTTGTTACACCTGCTCCGAGGCCGCCCTGCGCATAACCGTTGCTGTCCTTTTCCGCATTGAATGCCGCCTGCGAGTTGAGCGTGGCATATTCGATGACGAAGAGCCAATACAGCTCTTTTTGGATGTCGTAGGTCATGCAGTTCCATTCCGTCGAACCGGCCTTGCGCTTGCGGGCGTAATTGCGGAAATTGGTGCGGGAGGTCGTTGTTGCCGGGCGTCCGAGGAGCGTGCGATAGGTTCCGTCATACGCCGTATTGTTGTTGCCGCCTCGGTAGTCGGCATCCATATTCACGACCGAGCAGAGGGTCGTCGTGCTGCGCTGTATGGTAGCCTGATACGCCGAAACGTATCTTTTCCCGACAAGATGATAGCCGGGGAGAGGGTACTCGCTGATACGCACCCGCCGTTTCGTGCCGTCCGTCTCGAATTTGCGGTAGTGCATGGGAAGTTCGACCATGACCTGCCCCCGCGAGCCGTCGCGCGTCTGCCCCGTCCAGTTGGACGGATTGAGGTATTCCACTACCTCGCCGTCGTCGTTGAGCAGGCAGCCTTTCATCCGGCTGTGGATCGGCAGGCTCTTGTGCAGGGAGAGGTTGCCGATACGGGTGCAGGCAGGCGAGGATACGGCGGTGTCGAACTCGATGCCGTAGCTGCATTCCTCCTCCATGTAAGGCAGGAGCGTTGCGAGCGCGGCCTTTTTGCTCTCGCCGTCCTCCAATACCTCGCAGATGAGATTGAACGGGTTAGTCCCCGATACGTCGGGCAAGTCGCTCAAACGCTTGCCGTTCTGAAAAGCCTCGATGATCTGTTCGAGGATAGCTTCTTGTGCTGCTGTCATAACTATTTGTTGTTTAAGAATTTGAAAACCGTTTTACCTTTCGTTGCGATGAACATCACCGACGATGCGGTATTCAGTCGCATTTTCTTCTGCTTACGGGATGCCGCCCATTGGCGCAACCGCCGCGATAGGGATATGAATACCGATGCGATCATACCTTTTCGACGTAAGTTCCAGCACCCCAATAGAGGTCGTGAGTGTTGAGAAAATCCGCATTCGGCGCAATCGCTTTTATCGCCATCGGCGACCAGTCGTTGAGAACTACCGGGGCGTCGGAAAACTCGTCGTCCTGATAGCATTTTACGCTCAATACGGCATCCACGCTGGAACTGCTGTATTTGGGCCTGATGTAGAGCGAGAACAGTGCGTCATTCGGCAGGCTGAACCCATTTGCGAGGCTTTCGATCTTGCCATGCGAGAGGATGCGCCCGCCGTTCATAAATTCGCTGATGTAACCTTGTCTTCCCATAGTTTGATGTTGTTTTAATTGAACCTGAAATTACCGTTTGCCGTGAGGCGGATCGACGAGAGCGTTACCAATCTGACCGTAGGCTCCGAAACTTTGATCTGAATCGTCTTGTAGAGGGCTACGTTACAGGTCGGGATGACATGGATGATGCTAATCCCGGCGGCGAGGATCGTGATACGCCCGTCGGGAGTTACCGATACGGCTTTGTCATCGCCGAGGAACAGCACATTCGGCTTAACACTTGCCGGAGCGAGCGTCGCGCGGATGAAATTCTCCGCCATATTGCCGACCAGCAGGCGCGAGGGGTATTCTACCGTCATCGCCGTAGGTACGAGGTTCAGCGGCTCCAATTCCGCAGCGGCGGCGATCACCTCCTCGCAATCCTCTTTCGCCTCAATCGCGGCGGCGGTGGCATTATTGGCATTCGTCGTCGCGGTATTGGCGGCGGTCGTAGCAGCCTGCGCCCTTTGCGCGGCATTATCGGCCGTCTGCGCTGCGGAGTTTGCCGCGCTGGTGGCATCGGTCGCATTTTTCGTCGCCGACTTCATCCCCTCGACGACCGACTGGATATATTCGAGCGACACCTTGACGCTCTTGTTGAATATATCGACGCCGATAGTCCACAGCCCTTTGAATGAGGTGCATTCGGGGAGTTCCGATATTTTCTTCTTTATCATATCCTTGTAGAGTTAAATTCTAAATACGATGAGGCCCTCTTCCGGCTCGGTTATCACGACATCCTTATCCTCGGTCGCCAATACGCAGTAATTACCGTCGGGCCGCGAATCGGGAAAGGTCAGGGTTACGGTGAACTCGCACCACACCCGCCCGTTGCGGCGAATATCGAATCGCGTTACCGTATTGCTCTTGTAGTAGCAATTATACTCCTCCAAAGTGTTGTCGTTGTATAATTTGCGTAATTCGGGTTTCAGCAGGGCGGTGAAAAGCGCATACCAGCGTTCCCAAAATTGAGCGATGCTATCGGCATAGATAAAGAGCTTCATCGCAACGTCTTTCGCCTTGTAGAAAACCGATTCTCCGTCATAGTCCACTCCGGGCCGATTGGTTACATCAATTTTCAGATTCTCGCGGACATTCGGGGCTTTCTGAATATTCCGATCCGTGCCGTCGAGGACATAGACCCCGAAGCGGGAAAAATCGACATCATCCATCTCGTAGCCGTTTTGCTTGAAGCCCGTCGGGGCTGTTGCATAGGGAGCTTGATTCAGCAGCGTATTGTACTCGTTCAGGCTCTCGATGTCCGTCTCATCGGTCGGATAGACGGGCGGAAAGTCATCGGCGAAATTCAGCGTGATTTTTCCGAGCTGGATTTTGGCGGACAATGCGGGATTGGTCAGAAGCCGCAGTTTGTAGGACTTGCCGAGTTCGGCGAAGTCGAAGATATGATATGCCCCATCGGAAAGCACCTCGAACAGATCGCTCGCGCTCAAAATATCGGTGATGCAAAACGGTATCGAGAATGTCTTGCTGTCGAGGATCGGATTAGAGAGATCTGTTTCCTCGCCGTCATATTCGGGCCATTCGGTGCTATTCAGTTTTTTGAATGACGGCATCTGTACGAGTGCCTTGTACCCGTACTGCTCTACGAAGATGCCGTATTCGCTGAACGCATCCAGTCCGTCTATGAACAGCTTGCCTACCATAGGATTTTCGCGTTGTCCTGAACGATGTAACTCACCTCGGAATCCTTATCCTTTTCGACCTTGACGACCGCATATCCCGATGCCGCGACGGAGGCTTTTGCTCCGCACATTAGGAATAGCCGATTTCCGGCGGTTTCGCGGTATTTCAGCTCGGCGGTGGTATCTCCTATCAAAAAGACTTTCCGAGCCTCCAAAAGCGAGATTTCGCCACTGTCGATATATACCCCGTATCGCTCCGGGTGGTACTTCTTGAATCGTCTGAATGTGGCGATGTTGGGGAAGTTGTAGGCCGTCATAAATTCGACCCCTCGCGGGGAGAACATCAGCCCGATCAACTCTTCCAATGTCTCGTCGCCTTTGAACATGTCGCAGGCTTCGAGTTTTGCGGCCATTTCATACTGCCCGCTATCGGCGCATTGGGCTTGGGCGGCATCTTTGGCCGCCCTCCATTCCCTCTGTATTCGTCTGATGAGTTCTTTCATTTAGCTGCGGAGTTTTAATCCTTTCCGGTCAATATCATCAACCGTGTTTTTGATGTCCTTGATATTCTTATCGACCCTATCGAGCTTGTCGTTGGCCTCGGAGGTATTCTTCTCAATGCCCGTCAGTTTGTCGAGGACGGCATTGCTCGTGCGATTCAGGTCATTCATGCCTTGTACGAGGGTATAGGTATGCCCCTGAATGGTCGTCAGGCGGGCGTTGTTCTCATCGACGCTATCCTGCGACGCGGTGGCGATCCCCTTGCTCATTCCCTCGCGCTCGGCATCTCCCGTGAAATAATTTTTAAGGCTATCGGACAGACCTTGATAGATCGCGTTGAACTCTTCTCCGACCTGATTGAGTTCTCCGGCAAATCCATTCATCGAACCGATCACGGCGTCGATGCCTTTGAACGAGCCGTCATTGCCGAACCATTCTTTTTTGTATCTGTCGAAAATGCCTCCGATACGCTCTTCCAAATACTTCTGTACGAGCATCCTTTGCAGAACATCGGCGACAATATCATTGACCTTTTTGCGCCATGCCTCCATCGCATCCTCTCCCTGCTTGGCCGCTTCGAAGAAAGCATCTCCGAGTTCCGAGGCAAGGTCGGCGGCGGTATAGCCGATGATGTCTTCCAGCATCTCGTTGATGATGGATGCCATCTCTTGGGCGATCTCCTGAATCTGTCGCTGCCACTCCTCGATCTTGCCGTGATCGGTCTTTTTCTTGCTTTGCTCCTCATTGATCTGTTTCTGAATGAGTATCTGCTGCTCTGCAAGGTTTTCGAGCTGCTTGCGGCTTTCGTCGTATCTCTTCCCTCCGAGGGCTTTATCGGCGGTATAGGCTACCTTTGCATACGCATCGGCAATCTTCTCGATGGATTTCTCATATACCTCGCTATCGTAGCGCATCCGGGCGATCATCCGTGTCCATGAGTTGCCGTACTGCTGTGATGTGAGATGCAGACGCAATACCTCCTGCGTGGTTTCGGCGTAGATGTCCCTCAATTTCTGCACGGCATCCCCGACATTATTCTGCAAGCGGACGGTATCGGCATTGTCGAGTTCCCATTGCAGTTGGTCGATGCGGCGTTGCAGGTTCTCGATTTCTTTCTGCTTGGAATCGTCATCGTTGAAGAGGTTGGCGATGGCCGTAGCGACCTGCAAAGCCGCCGAAATAACGGCGAGGATAACCGATGCTTTCTCGATGGTTGATATAGAGGCGGCTCCGGCTGCTGCTGCGGCCGTTGCACCCTGTGCCGTTGCATCAACGGTAGCTTCTACGCCCTCGGCGACGCCTTTGCCGACATCTCCGATGGCATCCATGACAGTCGATGCGGCATCCAATACCGCGTCAATAGTATCGAGGGCCTTGCCGATACCATTTGCGACATCATCGGAGAATATCGCCGCGAGGTTCTGCGCTTGGCCGCCGATCCCGGAAATCACGCCTCCGACAGCCCGCAGTTGCGTTGCGAAATTCTTGTAGGAAACGGTGATATTATTACGTGCGGATAATGCCCGCTGTTCAGCCTGCGAGTTGCGCTCCGTCGCTTCGGCAACGCGGAATTTCGCCAATTTCAGGTTTTCTTCGGCTTCGCGGTACTTATCGCTGTCCTCCGTGAGAGTACCCAAATCAATCTGCTCGCGGAGGGCCTGCTCGACGGCGAGAGCTTCGTTGTATTCCCGCTGCGCGGTCGTGATCCCATCCTGCGCGTCGTGCCATGCCTGCAATGCGGCGACGAACTCCGTTTTGGCGTTGCCTATGTCCTTGATCGACTTGTGCAGGGCGACAAAGGGGTTTCGAGAGGCGATTTCCTCCTCCATCTTGGTAATCGCTTCTTGATAGTCCTTGATCTCGGTTGCGCCCATCGAATCCTTGTTCGAGGCGAAATAAGCCTTGATCTTGTCGAGGTTGTATTGCAAGGTCGATAACGACTGTTTTCCGAGGTCGCCGAATACGCTCTCCCAGTTGATCGACTTTTTGAAATCCGCAGATTCCAATGCGGCAAACTCGGCGTTCATCTGCTTAATCGCGTTGTGCAGGTATTCGGTCGGCATAGTGGATAGTTTCTTCGCCCACTCCCGATTGAGTTTCTCGATCCTCTGCTCGACCGTGCCGTATTCGTCAATCAGCGCGTCGGTGTATTTCCTGCGGATTTCGGCCTTTTCCCGCTCTCCCTGCTCTGTGATGGCCGTTAATACGCGATTGAACTCCTCGGCGATTTTAGGGTCTTGGAGTAACTCCTTGACGTAATCGTCGATAGTCATCTTGCCGCGCTTGGAATTGGCCCATTTGACCTCCGTCGCGCCTTTCTGCGACATGTAATATTGCTTCTCGGCATCCTGCCTAACCTTGGCGAGTTGGCGCAACTGCTGACGCCACGCATTACGCTTGCGGACGGTATCGAGTTCTATCTGATTGAGTTCTTTGGACTGTCCCTCTGCCATCGCCTCAATCGTATAGTCGGCTATCTCGCTATGCGCATCCTTGATATACTGCTTGACCGCTTTCTTCCATTCCTCGATGGATTTCTTTTGCGTGAGAGCCGCCTTTTTCGGGTCGAACTTGTCTTTGGACGGGTCGATATGGAAATCGAGGTCGTTATCTTTTTTGAACTGAGATGCTTTTTCCTGTATCTCTCCCCATTGTTTTTTCCAGTTTTCGTATTCTTCCTGCGCTTCATTTATGGCCTTTTGCGCTGCACGATTATCTCCGCGCTTTCCACGCCACCACTTGTTGAAATCGCCGTTTTCGGCCTTTGCTCTGACCTCTTGGAGCTTGATATATGCTTCGGTCGTTTTTGTCAAAAGAGCTTGCGCCTGTGCTTCGAGCATGAGCATTTCGCAATACTTCTCGCCCTTTTGCTTTAAGACGGTTTTCCATTCGGCAAGGGTTTTATAGTAACCCATTGCCTCCCCGTATTTGGAGTTCAGCTCTTTGACAACTTCTTTCTCCTGCGCTTTTGTCCCCTTGAAGCTTTCGAGTTTGTTTTTGTAGTTCTCGATCTCCATAGAAGCCTTGATGTAGGCTTCGTTGCCTGCTTTGAGGATTTCTTGCTGCTCCTCGAATTTCTTATCGGCTTTCGATGACGCCTCAAACGCTTTCATCAGCCAATTCACGAGCGACCCCAAAAGAACGACCAATGCTCCGATGCCGGTAGAAATGAGCGCGGCCCGCAGACCTTTCATTGCTACGGACATGGCTTTTGTAGCGACGGTTCCGGCGGTCGTCGCGGCAGTCTGTGCCGTTGTCGATGCGGTATTCGCCACTTGTGCGGCCGTCCCTCCTGCGGTAGCTGTATTATTGGCCGTCTGCGCCGCAGTATCGGCGGCCG